TAATACATTGGCAGCCCGTCCTAACAAGTTAGGTGGTCGTATCCTTACCGGGCGTGGGGTACGCAAAGAGTCATGGTTTCCTAATAACGACCTTAAGAAACTTAGCGATATTGCTATTCTTAATGCAAAAGATCTTTTGCATATCCTTAAGTGGAACGAAGAGAATAACATTCGTTTATTTCGTATAGGGTCTGAATTGATACCATGGGCTGATCATTATGAATTACATACATTACCAGGCTATGATGAGATTAGTAAAATACTTTTCGAATGCGGCGAGTTTGCTAGGGCACATGGTCATAGACTTACTACACATCCAGGGCCGTTCCATATCTTAGGCGGTTCTCGCGAAGATGTAGTTAACAAGAGCATTACTAGCTTAGAACGACATTCTGAGATGTTTGATATGATGGGTTTTGCTCCTTCATATGAAAATAAAATTAACATTCATGTTGGTGGCGTTTATGGTGACCCTGAGGGTACTGCTTATACTTGGATGAAAAATTGGGAACGATTGTCGGATCGTTGCAAGGCACGTTTAGTACTTGAAAATGATGACAAGCCTAGTATGTATAGTGTATCTATGCTATACTCGTTCATTCATCAGAATATTGGTATTCCTATTACCTTTGACTATTTTCATCATAGTTTACATCCAGGTAGTTTATCCGAACAAGAAGCATTTGAAATGGCTCGTAGTACATGGCCGACAGGTATTATACAATGTTGCCATTATAGCGAATCACGCCGTACAGAGTATCAATTGATGTTAGAACAGGTTAGTGCCCAACATAATATTCCATTGACCGAATTACTTACTTGGCCGACATTTGCCCAATACAAAAAAGACTTTGATAAGATTAAAATAACGGCACATGCCGATTATATTATTCATCCTATCAATACATATGGTTATGAGGTCGACATTATGATCGAAGCAAAAGCCAAAGAATTAGCACTTTTAAAGTGGAGAAATATTTATAATTATAATAATCAACAAAAGGTTTTAATATGAAAGACAAAGACAATGTATTACGTAGATTAGATGAGGCTGATAATATGGCCATGATTTTAATTGATTTGGCTGAAAGGAAATCTGTCGATACTAATGAAGCGATTAGACGCTTAAACGAAATTCGTAGCCGAATTAGATTTGCAATGGATCGTATAGAAATTAGCTAATGAGATCAAAAATATTTCCGTATATAATTGCACTTAGTGCATTTGCAGTATCAGCATCAGCAGCATTTTATTCAGTATATGGATTGAGTAAATTGTTTGCTGGAGCTAGTACACAAGTTATCGTAATGGCAAGTAGTTTGGAATTTGCCAAATTAGTTATTGCATCTTTATTATACCGGTACTGGGAAACAATAAACAAAGTGTTACGGGTATATTTGGTAGGGGCTATAACTATATTAATGCTTATTACTAGTGGTGGTATATACGGTTATTTATCTAGCGCATATCAAGATACTGCTAATAAGTCCGGTGTTGTTGAAAAACAAATTGAAACTATTAAAACTAAACGTACTAGATTTGAACAATCGAAAGTAGAATATGCGACAGAGAAACAACGTTTAGATAATGATATATCACAGTTACGTACAGCGTTAGCCAATGGAAGTACGACACAAACAGTTGATAGGAATACCGGACAATTGGTTACTAGAGCTAATGAGGCCAATCGTAAAACATTTGAAACTCAATTGACAAATGCAATAGCTAGTAAGGATCTTTTAGATATAAAATTAACCGGTGTTAGTGATAGCCTAACGGCATTAGATATGCGTATATTGGATATAGAATCAAATGCACAATTGGCCGGAGAATTAGGCCCTTTAAAGTATTTAAGTAATCTAACCGGCAAGAATATGGATACAGTTATCAACTGGTTCTTGTTACTTATTATATTTGTATTCGACCCATTGGCAATTGCATTAGTAGTAGCAGCGAATATGGCATTTGAAAAAATACAAAAAGATCATACTGAAAACATACCATATATATCAGACGATTTTCAAATAGACCCGGATGGGGCATATGAACATGTAGAGGAAGAAGATGTTATTGTAATCAATGAAGATTTATTAGATTTGCAAGAGAGCATACCAGAAGATATCTACGAAGATAAACCTATAGAAGATAAACCAAAAGACCCCATTAATACACCGGCTAAGCCGCCGGTACGTGCTAGAGCATATTGGGCGTAATTAAACAAATAAATTTATGGCAGAAAAAATAAAAACTCTTTTTGAGACTAAACAACGCAATGGCAAACGATATATGATTTGTCGGAATAGTATTTCAGATGGCAAGTATTGGAAAGGTAATATTTGTAATCAATGGTCTGAAGTAGGAGAGATAACTACTGCAGTATTATGTACATCATGTACTGCTAAGATAGCAGGTGCACCTGAAATACGTAATGGATATGTATCTAAAGGGCGTCCACGTGGTTGGCAGTTCATGGTTGAATTTGTTGATGGTGATGGCAATGTATTCCATAAGGGTATAGAACAACCTAAACTTAAAGGGACTAGGGCTGTTACTAAAATAGAGCCAACTGAAGGTAAAAAGAAGTTAACTAAACAGGAAAAGGCTGATCTTAAAGAACAAATTTTAGGTCAAATAGTCTTTTTACGCGGACAGATACTTAAATCTGGGAAGAAAACGGAGATTAAAGGTCATCAATCGAAGATGAAGAAGTTAGAACGTCAATTGAACAAAGTTAACAAATAATTAGGTAAATCAATAAAACTACCTTATATTAAGAACAGTTATGAGTATATACGAAGAAAACAATATAAAAAAGTCAGTTATCAAGGATGATAAAGAGACTACAAGCCTTTATACAGAGGTTACAGAACAATTAACAACATTAATTGACTTTAATGATTCAGTAATTTATCTTAATGATGATGTTACTGGAACTACTTTAGTTGATTTAATGATTAAGATACGTGCTATCTTAAACAATAGAGAAGAAGGTAATACAGATCCTATCAATTTAATTATCAACTCGAATGGAGGCGATGTATATGATATGTTAGGTATTATCGATTATATTGAAACTTTAGATATTAAAGTAAATACAATTTGCCGTGGGAGAGCATTTTCAGCAGCCGCGGTAATATTAGCATGTGGTACTGGTACTAGAATGGTTAGTAAACGTTCATGTGTAATGTTTCATGAATCAAGTAGTTATTTAGATGGAGTTAAGATGAGTGACATGACAGCTTACATTAACAATCTAAAATTAATTGAAGATGATGTTTGTGAGGTGTTAGCTAAACGTACTAAGAAGCCAGCTGAATGGTGGAGACAGCAACAGAAAACAGATTTGTTTCTAACAGCGAATCAGTTATTAGAATTTGGAATAATTGACGAAATAATTTAATACTATGAGTTTAACAGCAGAAAAGATACACGACAATTGGATTGAATATCGCAAGCGTGTAAATGAGTATTTCCCTACACGTAAGGATGCTCTAAATAAAATGTACGATACATTTGAAGATAGAATGATTATGATGCCTGCATCAAGTATCGATCATTTTCATAATGCCTTCGAAGGTGGATATGTAGATCACGTACTTCGTGTTATGGATTGTGCAGTAACGTTATTAGACAGTTGGGAAGCGTCTGGTGCTAGTATCGATGGATTTACTAAGGAGGAATTAATGTTTGCTGCCATGCACCATGATTTAGGTAAAGCAGGATTTCCTACTCCCGGCGGTGAAATTTATATTCCTAATGACTCGGAATGGCATAGAAAAAATCAAGGTAAAATGTATAAACATAATCCGACTAATCCATTTACTATGGTACCGGATTTAAGTCTATGGAACTTGCAACACTTCGGAATACAAGTGTCATGGAATGAATATTTAGGTATTCGTATACATGATGGTCTTTATGATGATGCTAATAAACCTTATTACATTGCCAGAAGTGCTGATGCTAAGATGAGAAACAACTTAGCTTTAATTTTACATCATGCAGACCATATGGCAGCACGTATTGAATACGAACGTTGGGCTAATGGGTCAGCTGCAATTGCAAAGCCAATAGCATCAAAACCTAAGGCAACTACGAAATCAGATCTGTCAGCGATCGATGCATCGAAATTATTTAACGACTTATTTAGGGACTAATATGTTAATTACAATTATATGTTTATCAGCACTACTTATTGGATGTGGTTTTGTTATATTCAATTTATTGCGTAAGGTAGAGGTGTTAGAAGAATATGTAACCGACTTAGAGCAATCTAATTTAGATTACTATACATTTTATAATAACTTGAAATCTAAAACCGGTGAAGCTTATTCACGAATGAAAAATATCGATCGTTTAGGTTCATTTGAATCTGATGATGAGACTGGATATGTCTTTAAAGAACTTAAAGATATTGTTGGTCAATTGAATGGAGATTTTGAATGACACCAGTAGAAGAATTTTATCAACAGATACAAGCCGAAGCAGATGCCGCAGCTGTTGTTGTAAGTAAACGAGGTAGAAAGGTTAGTGATAAACAATACTTTACAATTACAACGGAACGAGCTATTGTAGCTTATAATAAGGAAACAGATCAATATTTACGTAATAAAATTTATCGTGAATATATAGATTATCCATTTAATAAGTTAGTTGAAAACATATATCATACCTTTAAATTTTCATATTTTGATATTCCATACGAAGATATTAAATGTGAAGTGGTAGCTTTTCTCAATGAGAAGATACATAAATTTACCGAAGGTAAAGGTAAAGCATTTAGTTATTTTAGTATTGTAGCTAAAAACTATTTAATCATACAAAATAATACTAACTATGCTAAATTTAAACGAAAAGTAGATACATCTTTAATCGATGAATCACGTGATTTAATGTCAGAAGTAAGTATTTCTTCCTATCAAGAATCCCTGAAAGACTTTGTAGACTTATGGGCAGATTGGTATGATAAGAATGCAACTGCTATCTTTAGTACACGTAAAGATTTAATTGTTGCAGACACTGTCCTTGAGTTATTTCGTATACGTGAAAATATCGAAGACTTTAATAAAAAGGCTTTATATATTTTAGTACGTGAACGTACAGGTCTTAAGACTCAGAATATTACAAAAGTATTGACTGTCATGCGTAATGATTTTGTTAAAATGTTTTCGGTCTATCAAAAGACCGGACGTTTTAACGACAATAAACTATAGCCCTTATATTTATATTTAAAGGGTTTATATGAGTGCAGACTACGAACTATTTAAAGGGACATCGTTTTCCGATCTGATGCGTGATGTCTATCATAATTCTAAAAAGAAGTCGCGACAGATTGATACGTTGATACAAGAACTACAACCGTTAGTAAAGAATGTAGGTGATGCTACAGTTATTGTACCATTAATTGCAGAGTACTTAGAAGTATCTGTAAAGAACGATGATGCCTTAGTTAAATTAGCTTCAATTGTTCAACGTTTAGTATCCGCTAGCGGTAAGGGCGAAGAAGATGGAAATGAATTTGGTCTTACAGATGAAGAACGTAAGCGATTGATTCAAGAAGCTGAAAGCGAAGTAAAAGCTATTAAAGCTGCTGACGCCGCAGTAAAGGATAAGTAATGTCGATTGTATTAGCATTAGGCGAAGTTATTGATACAACGTTTAGTTATGCACCGTTTACTGATAAAGTTACTGGCGTAGAGTATCCGCATGGTACTATAAAAATACGATCACGTGGTACCGCCGGAGCTCGACAGCCTGTCGATATTTTCGCAACCCCTTTAGATCTGACAGATATTACTACTCCGATATTAGGAGAATTAGTTATGATTCATACTAAACAAGTAAATGCGGGTATAGGCGATAACTTTTTTTATTCTAAGATAGTTAATTTTCATGATACTGTTAATACTAATAGTATACCATTTTTTAATGCATTTGAGCAGATTACCACAGGCGCTAGTAATTATAACACCTCCGGCATATCATCGAACGGCCCTATACAAACACCGGCTTATTTATCACATATTGAACAAGATATACGCCCACTTCAGCCATACGAAGGAGATAAACTAATTAGTTCTAGATATGGTAGTGCTATTCGATTTTCATCTAACATTACAAAAGGCAATTCAAATTATTTTGTAAGTAATCCGCCATGGAAAGGAAGTAAAACTAATAATCCTATATTAATGTTTACTGCCGGGTTAACTGATAGCAGTGAATATTATAATATTGAAAAACCGGACACTGATAAAAGTTTATTATACTTAACAACAGATCAGAATATTTCAATAACTCCCGCGCAAACACGAATAGGCACTGGGGTAAAACCTGGGACATATTCTAACGCTCAAGCTATTATATCATCTGATCGTATATTTTTAAATTCACGTAAAGATGATATCACTTTAGTTAGTAAAAGTACTGTTAACATTGCTACACCAAATTGGGCAACTGACATGGAAAAGTTTTTTACAGTTATAGAGTCATTAGCACAAGAATTAGTCAATTTATCACAAGGCACAGCCACGTTTTCTACCGGCACTGGACCTACCGGCCCATCTACTAATTTAGGCGCGTTACAAAATATCTTAGCGCAACTTAAATCGATGAGACAGTAATATGCCTTTACTACAAGAACAACTATTTTCTTCGCTAAGTAAAATATTCGCCGTGCCGTCTAGTAATAAGAAATCAACAGAAATTGCTACTGCACTTTGGCAATATTCACAAGGTATAACTCCTACAAGTGTAGCAACATTAACCAGTTTAGGATTTTTAATTTCTAGGTTTGAGTCATATGATGGCAAAGAACACTCATTAGCAGATTCTTTATCTGAGATATTACCCATATATGCACAGCAATTGGCATTAGGAATGCAACCGGCATTTACTGGAATAGTGCCTAGTAAGCCATTACCTAATTTTCGATTAGTCGTACGCGGCGTTACTACTAGCATTGAATGTGCTAATAAATTATCAGCTGAAATACATGCATGGTTGATTAGTGGTATTGCTGTAAATAATACTAGCGGAGCTGTAATAGCATGGGGAGTTATATAATTAAGCCCTCAATACTTTAAATACTTTTCGTAATTTACCTTATAACATATTTATATAAAAATAGAAATTATTATGGAAACAAAATCATTTTTTAATGCTTTACGTAAAATCATTCGCGAAGAAGTACAGGCAGCGGTCCGTACGGAAATGAAACGCGTAATAAATGAACAACGTGTTGCACCTAAACAAATTATTGACCGTGGCATTCGAATGTCAGAACAAGCGGTTAAGCCTAGTAAGCCTAAGACATTTGTTAAAGATCCTATGTTAAACGACTTATTAAATGAGACAGCGGCCTCGCCATTGATTCAAGATGAATGGGCTACAATGGACTTTAAAAGTGAAATGGCACAAGCGTTCGGCGGAATGAGATCAGCTGGACCTGATATGTCGTTTGCTACTCCGGCTGTAGCTCCTTTGCAAGATATAAACGGAGCTCCGGTAAACGTACGAAATGAAAATGTAGCTAATGTTGTTAATGCCATGACAAAAGATTATTCGGCGTTAATGAAAGCGATTGATAAGAAGAAAGGTATGCGTTAATGTCTAATAGACCAATATATAGATATCAGCCGATCAATTTATTTCCAGATCGTACCATTGGAATTAAACTGCCGTTTAACCGTGCAGCCGCAGGACAAAATAGCACATCAGTATATAATTCGGTTGCATCTAATGGCGGCACGTTATTTAATATGTCAAAAACTACAGAAGAACAGTCGACTAGTAATTTAATTAATTTAGTTATGACTGAAGTAGGCGAACGATATATGCAACCAGAATTTGGAACTACATTACGCCATACATTATTTGAACAGAATACTGAAGATCTTGTTAGCGCTGTAGATGATTCATTACGTGGTGCTATAGCGCGTTGGGTACCGTATATTGAACTAGTAGATTTAGATATTAGCCGTAATATCGACCGTCATATATTTTCAGTAAAGATTATATATAGAGTCACTAATTTTCCGGCAGAACGTGTTATCAATGTACTGTTGTCTGAGAATACTATACAAGTTATTCCTATAAATAATAATGATATTACACCGTTAGTATTAACTCAAGTTGGGAGCTTTTAATGGAATTAGTTAAAAAGGATGTAAAGTATTTAAATAAAGATTTTGCACAATTTAGACAAAATCTTATAAATTTTACACGCCAATATTTTCCTAATACATATAGTGATTTTAATGAATCGTCTCCTGGTATGATGTTTATTGAAATGGCATCGTATGTAGGTGATGTATTGTCATATTATACGGATCAGTCGTTTAGGGAGTCGTTACTTAAAACTGCACATGAAGATGCTAATGTTTTAATACTATCGCAATTATTTGGGTATAAGCCAAAGTTAAATTCGCCAGCGACAGTAACTGTTGAAGTATATCAGTTAGTACCGTCTATAGGAAGCGGCGTTAATGCACAGCCTGATTATAGATATGCATTATCTATTAAAGCTGGAATGCAGTTAAGTACCTCGACGGGTACTACTAAATTCCGTACGGTAGAGCCTGTTGATTTTAGTGCTAATACGGCAGACAATCCTACAGAGATATCTGTATATGAGTTAGATAATAACGGTAACGTTTTATTTTACCTTTTAAAAAAATACGTTAGTGCTGTTAGTGGCGAAGTTATAACAACTGATTTTACGTTTAGTGAGCCTAAGGCATATGATAAAATATCATTACCAGAAACTAATGTATTAGATATTATCGATGTAGTTGATGCTGAAGGAAATCCATGGTACCAAACAGATTATCTAGCACAGGATACGGTGTTTGAAGATATTGCGAACATTCCATATAATGACCCAGATATGGCCGTGTATAGAAGTACCGTACCGTATATTTTAAAACTACGTAAAACACCACGTAGATTTGTAACACGTGTACGAGGTGATTATCGTACTGAAATTCAATTCGGGTCAGGTATTAGTTCGGATGCGGATGAAGAAATTATTCCTAATCCAAAAAACGTAGGTTTAGGATTAGAGTATTTAGAACGTACTACTAACTCAAATATTGATCCTAGTAACTTTTTATATACTAGTACGTACGGTCTAGTTCCATACAATACAACATTAACCGTACGGTATAGTGTAGGCGGCGGCATCAATGATAATATATCTTCAAATGTATTAACAGTAATAGATGCTGTAGAATATGTAACGGAAATCAATGACGTTGATTTAACGTTTGTAAAATCATCGGTAGCTGTAAACAATGCGTTACCAGCAGTCGGTGGTAAGGCTCGTGATGAACAAGAAAGTATTCGTCAAAATGCCATGGCGTCATTTGCAGCACAGAATAGAGCTATAACAAGAGAAGATTATATTGTACGTTGCTATTCAATGCCAGCTAAATATGGATCGGTTGCTAAAGCTTATGTTGTGGCTGACTCACAAGTTAATGCATATGATATTACATATCCACGAGAAACTATTCCAAATCCATTGGCATTAAATGTATATGTATTGTCATATGATAACAATAAAAATCTTGTACCGGGTAATACAGCATTGCTAGAAAATTTACGTACATATCTATCTAATTATCGTATATTGACTGACGGTATTAATTTAAAAACTGCGTATATTGTTAATTTAGGTATTGAGTTTGAAGTTATTCCTAGACCCAATTTTAATAGTAATGAAGTATTATTACAATGTATCAATAAACTTAAAACTTTATTTGACAATGATCGTATGCAAATTAACGGGTCAATTAACATATCAAACATCGTAAGTGAATTAGATAGATTAGATGGCGTACAAAGTATTCCTAAATTAGAATTTACCAATTTGTATGATACCCATAGTGGCTATTCTGGAAATGTTTATAATATTGAATTGGCTACTAGAAACGGAATACTATATCCTAGTTTAGATCCGTGTATTTTTGAAATTAAATATCCTGATAATGATATTAAGGGTAGAGTAATTAGACCTTAAGGAAGTGTACTATGTATCAATTTTATTATGTAGATAAAGATGCTACAATATACGAACAATTTACGAATCGTAATACTGGTATAGATTCTATTTTAGAATTAACTAAGATAGCGTGTGGTTCTAGATCTAGTGATGGTAATTTTTATGCTAATACATTTAATAGCCGTATATTATTAGATTTTAGTGGACAGATATCATTATTAGCATCAGCTATATCAAGCCGCGAGATTCCGCCGATTGGTACTAGCGCCGGGTCATCATCTGTATATTTAAGTCTTAGGGCATCGGATGCTACTGATTTACTTACTGCATATACATTAAAAGCTTATCCAGTATCTGAATCTTGGAGTAATGGCAATGGTAATTATAATGATATCCCACCAATAACAAACGGAGTGTCATGGTATTATCGTACATCAGCTGATTTACTTACTGCATGGAATACCGCTTCAGCTGCTAGTGCAAATGAATTTGGTATTACTAACAGAATGGGTGGAGGCACTTGGTTTACTGGATCTTCGTATGAAGCTAGCCAGTCATTTAGTTTCCAGTCGCCTGATATTAGAATGAACGTTACCGACATAGTTAAGCATTGGGTAGACAATGATATATCTAACTACGGATTTGTTCTTAAGAGACCTTATAGTGATGAAATTTCCGGTGAAATACTAGGTTCACTAAAGTTCTTTTCTAGGGAAACTAATACAATTTATGTACCTAAATTAGAGGTTGCATGGAATGATGTTAATCTATCCGGCACCGGATCTGTTACAGAAGTTTCTAGTAACGAATTATATGTACCATATATAAAAAATCTACGTGAATCGTATAAGGAAACAGATATTGCTACATTACGAATAGGAGCACGTCCGGAATACCCGTTAAAGAATTATAGTGCTACTAATTCCCATTATTTAACTAATTATAGATTACCTTCAGGAAGTTATTATTCCGTTAAAGATTCAATAACAGAAGAAACTATTATACCGTTTGATACTAATGCAACACAGATATCATGCGATACTAATGGCAATTACTTTCAATTACGATTGAGCACATTTATGCCAGAACGATATTATAAAATAGTTATAAAGTCAATACACGACGTTAATAACGTACAAATACATGATAATGGATATTATTTTAAGGTTATTAGATAATGCCAACAGCCCAAGACAATAATACAGTTAATAATAGGTTTACAAGACGACGTAATACTTATGAACACTACCCGCCTGCGACTGGCGTATATACTTATGATCAAGTATCGCAAGTGCAATATGACGCATTTGGACGTCCATTTTGGATTAGTCCCACGGGTACATCAGATGTTGTCAATGCCATTCCGCGTGACGGATCAAATGTATTGACAGTCGATGTACAACGTGCTGATGCATATGCTAATTACATGCTAGAAAAATCTTATCCAAATGTCAACGAAGATGTTTTAGATGATGTTCTCGATGAAGAATGGAGTTATTTTGGTCCAGATTTAGGAAACAATTTAAATTTACCAGGTATTACCGGGGACTTTTTAGTTCCATTTGAAATAAATTTACCAGTTGATTTGCATGATGCGTATATACAAAACGGCCCAGCACAAATAAGTAGACGATTAGCAAACGGAGAAGATCCCGATACGGTTGTAAGTTCGACGTTCTGCGTGTATTTTATTCAAAACAATCGCGCATATCCAATACCCAATTACAAAACATTAGAGGTACTGTTAGTTGAAAACGGTAAAACGTATAGTGATATTAAAGAAGCGTCTGTACGTGAAATGAACGACTATGATATGCGTCTAGATGGTTCGTTTCTAGGAGACCAGACAGCGCAAACATCAGCTGATAGTTTAGAAGAATTTAATTTTCGTACAAAATTAGATCGTAGTACTGAATGGTCAACTTTTATACGCTATAAAAGTGGTTATAAGCCAGGTGGGTCATTTAAACGTGATCCAGGTGATTATATAAAGCCAGAAGGGTATACAGGTACAAATGAAAATAATCCGGATCTGTTTACTATAGAAGATCCGAATGACATGTATTTTGATACGGCGTTTCAGTTACAGACATACAAAGAAAAACTGCGTGTACAGTACGAAGGTAAAATGATTATTTACAACTGGCCTGTTCCGTATAATAATAATGACACATATGTGATTGGAGATATAGATAATGCATTAGATGATATATCACGTAGATTACGTATAATGGTACATGGATATTGGAAACAAGTAACTGATCCAGTAACAATACAATTATACGCAGCGCAAAACGGATATGATTTGTCTGAATTAAAAACTAGTACTAATGTCACTACTACAACCGAATTTGTCGGTTTGAATGGCCCATTCGAATCATCGTTTGTAACCACTACAACTCCCACTCTTCCCGCGGGTGATATATTAGATGGAGAAAATGGATTAATAAATTTATTAGTTAAAGCCGGCGGCATTACTGTAATAACAGATTTAAGTTATGTATTTGCTCCGGTATGGAACGACTTTCCGCATATTGTCGATGTAGACGATGTCAGCCCAGCTGATTATTTAGAGTATATAAACTATTGGAGCAATGGTGGTGACATGTTCAATGTCAATGAATTACAGCCATATGAACCACGTGGTAGTGTAGCATATTATCCATTATCTCGTATTTTAATATTACAACAACAGTTAGTTGATCAATATCAAATTGATGCCATTTCATCTCAAATCAATCAAATTTGGCTACAAGTAGCTACAAACTTTACATCAATTGAAAATATACTCAATTCAGTTCCGAATAATATAACAGCATATACTGCAGCAGCATTAGGCCCAGGCGGAGATATATATAAAGTATTAAATGCTAGCGACAAATGGAAATTTGTTAAACGTAAACGAAATGACGATTTAAAAGTATTAGACGATCGTACAAGCTTCTTGAAATTATTGGAAAAGAATAATGCAATATTTTGGAAGTTTAGTAGATCCGAAGAAAATAAAATTGTATATATTTCAGAGTGGGGGCGTACTATTGAACTTGATAGATTACGTGATCTTAAAGATTCGGATGCGGGTGAATGGGCAGCTTCAGCTGCTACTAATGTAGCTGGATTATTTGCAGGAGTAGGCGGAACGGCAGCAATAATTGCTACGCCGTATACAATTGTAACTAGCGCCGGTGTTTCATTAGCCGGGGTAGCAGGTGCAGGTGCGGGAGCAGCTGCAGTGGCGTCTGTAGCTGGAGTTGGTTTATTAGTAGTAGCTGGCGCAACTGCATTATGGGGAGGGTTACAAGCTATTATGGGCGAGGCGTTAGCTGATAAGTATGAATTACCACGTAATAAACTTATATATCCGTCAGATGTCGACCGTATGTCGTCATTAATGAACGATAGTTATACCGATGCTATGATATTAAATCAAACCGGGCCGGTTGTAAATCATTTATATGCAAATTCAATAGTAGCCGATCAATTAATTACATCTTTGAGAGCTGCAGCTGTTGATATTAGAAATATATTAAATAATTTAGATGAACGTATAGCAGCGGCGGAAGGGATTGGAGAATTTAATGCAATATTGTCAGATTTAATGGCAATACAACAGGTAGTAGATAGTTATAATAGTACAGCGATGCCAGCGATAACATCCGCGAAATTAGTTGTTGATACATATACAAAACAACAAATGCAAAAATATTATACAGCAATAGAATATGTACGACAAAAAGTATATAACGAGGTATTAGTAAATAATAGTCGTGGAATACAATGGCCGAATTCAGCACGTGCTATTGTAAATAAATACTTGCCAGGAAAAACGTTTGATAACTATATACCTTAATTAACATGTTAGAAAGATTTTCGAATAAAGATTACATATTATCGACGAAGGGTGCGGTAAGAGCAATATCCTGGAAACAAGATGATATTGCGCAAATGCAATTAGGTACACAGATTATCTACCCTGATGAAAGGCCTGCTGTTGAATTACATTTATATTCGGGTGGGGGGCGTTATATAACGGGGGGCAGTACATCTGCATTTCAGTTAACTGGTAATACTATAGCCATAAATTATGGCGAGTTTTTTAAC